ATGCAGCCCCCCAGCACTACGGTGGCTGAAGACGTCCTTGAACCCCAAATTCCAAACCAACAGATGGCGGCTGCAGAGCCAATGCCCGCTGAAATGCCCGTCGGTATGGAGGGTGAAGCTGCTGGTCTCGAAGCACTGCCTATCCCTGAAGATATGTACGACGAGCAGTCCATGGCTGGTGGTGGCATCGTTGCATTTGAAGAAGGTGGCAACGTAGAAGACAAAAGTATGGGCGGCCTGGGTCGGTTAGGTGTTTCTGCAGAGGCAATCAATAAATACCTTGGCGAGAACAAAGACCTAAAGAAAGTACGGGACTACATTGACAAACAAGTAACCGACGCCGAAAAGACCGCCCGTAACGACGTACTAGACGCTATTTCTATGGCTGGTATTGAGTACGCACGTACTGGCAAACTTGGTGAGTCGGGCGCCGCTGGCTTCAAACAATATCTTGGTACCAAAGCCGAGCGCAAAAAAGAAGAGAAAGAGCGCCTTAAATTGGCTTCCGAAGTTGGGGCTATTGAACGTGGTGAGAAACTTAAAGCCCTCGGTACCGCTGCTGAGATTGATCGCACTTCTCCGGAAATTTCTCGTCTGGCTAAAGACATCATGTTCCAATCTGAGCAAGCTGGCAAACCGGTTAGCTACGATAAAGCATTGGCCGAAGCCCAGAGAATTAGCATGCGTACTGGAGACGCTACTGTCCGTGCCGCTATGATTAACGCACAGGCTAAGGCTGCCGAAGCTGCTGCAGAACTGAAGAAAGACCCGTTCTTCCAGAACCAGTACAAAAAGATCAAGAAAGAACAAGGCGACGCTGCCGCCGAAGCGTTCAAACAACAGCAAATTGCAGAGGCCGTCGGTCTTTTCCCAGGTATGGCGGGTCAAACACAACCCCAAGCCGCCCCTGCTGCAGCCGCAGCACGCGGGTTATCCCTACCAAAAACCAAAGATCAACTTCAAAAAGGTCAGGTGTACAATACTGCCAGAGGCCCCGCAACTTGGGACGGCACACAATTTATTCCTGCTAGGTAATGGCTACTCCCTTCTCGTTTGAAGAAGCTTCTCAGCCTGTAAATCAGCCCGAGCAAGCACAGAATCAACCCGTTGGTTTTTCATTCGAGGAGGCGATGCAGCCACCTCCCCAGCAAGGGTTTTCGTTTGAACAAGCTTTTGCGCCTGTCGGTGCTGAGCCAGAAGAACCCTTCGTAGAAAAAACCCAGAACCCATTTATGGGCATGATCGGTCGTGTTGCCGGTCTGGCTGGGTCTGGAATCGAAGCCGTTGCTGAAGTTGGCGAGCGTGCCGGTGACTGGCTTGAGACTAATCTGCCTATCAGCGGCCTGTCTAAAGAAGAAGTTGCCCAACAGAAACAACTGCAACCGCTCTTCAACTGGGCTAAGAGCCTTAAAGATTACGAGCGCAACGTTGGGTACGCACCGACGACTAAACTAAAAGACTTGGGTGAGAACCCACTTACGACTGTTCCGTTCATCGCCGAGCGGGTTATTACGTCGGCTCCTGATATGGCTGCGGCTGTTCTTAACCTACCTGCCTACGTCGGTGCCCGCACCAAAGAAATTCTTGACGAGCGTGTAAAGAACGACAACAAAACCTTAGATGACGCCACAGTCGGTGATGTTACTTCTGCCGCTGCCGCTGCTGTTATTGAAGGTACGCTTGAGCGGTTCGCTACCCGTCGACTTGGTTTGGGTGAAGCCCCTGCCGGTACATCTAAAGCTGGACGTATCACAAGAGAAGGTGGAGTGCAGGCTGGTACTGAGGCTACGGAAGAAACTGCCGCCTATGCTGGTGAAGCGCTCGGTACAGAAAAAGGCTTTGACACTATGACAGCCCTTGAGCGTGCAGCTGAGGGTGCTATTGTTGGTGGCGGTTTGGGTGCTACAGCTCAGGGTGTAAAAGAAGCATTACCCAAAAGAGAAACAGAAGAAGATAAACTTATTACAGAACTCAGGGGGCTTGAACCCGAGCCAACTGCGGAAGAAGATATTGGTGAAGTTGTACAGCCCGAGGTCCGAGATGAACGAGCAGAACCAAGAGTCCGACAGCCAGAGCCTAGAGTTGACACCGGAGCAGTTGAGCCTAGCGTTTCTGTGCCTATTAGGGGTGATGAGACCGCCGCCGGAGTTGCACAGCCTGTCGCTGAACGAGTGGTCGACGATAGCGGATTACCTAGTGGAGTTACAGAAAGAGCAGCAGAAGGCGACGTTGCATTAGAGCAAGGTGCGTTTACGTTTGAAGAAGCAACGCAACCTGAAGTAACTACCCCTGCACCTACGGAAAGAATTTTAGAGGCTAGACGGGCAGCGGCGGGAGAGTTTAACCAAGTTAATCCACCACAATCTTTAATTGATCTAGCAAAACAAGTTAACGAAGCGGACGCAAAAGCAAGCTATCCAGCAGCTAAAACAGCGGCTACTAAACTTGGTCGGCGCCTAAACCGAGAACTAGAAAGTTTTGCCGGGGAAGTTTTAGGGAGAACGCCGACCGACGAAGAGATTGGAAAACTAAACTCACGCCTTTCTCAATTTATTGATCCCGAGTTTACAACGCCGTCGGTTACGTTCGACTTCAACACCCTCATCCCACAGGATGACCCCAAGTCGGTAGAGAAGTTTGCTGAACTTAAGCAGGGTAAGAAGAAAGCCTACGCCCAGTACACTCCGTTGGTTAACGACCTAGAGACTACCGCCGGACAACTAGCATCATTTATCCAAGAGCGTGGTTTTGACCCTAACAATCTGGCTGAACTACGCTCGGCCCCGACAGAAGTTCAAGACGCAATCAAGTTACTTAACGCGCTCGGTGCTGATGCTCGAAATATGGGCCAGTCGGTGCGAAACCAAGAACGCCAGTACGCCTCATCCAAGACAGAAGATGCTCGCTTGGTGGCCAAAGAAAAGGCTGCGGTTGCTAACTCTCGCCTGACCGAGTCGGTTAAAGGAACGATTTCTACAGCTCAGAACTTCTTGCAGAACCCCACTGCCGGTACGGGCGACATTGTGTTTAGCGATACTCGTCAGGCTACCCCTGGTGGTAAAGGCACTGATGCTAAGTTGGTTCGGCAGTTGGCAAGTCGTGTGATGACGGAATGGGAAAACGCACCTAGAACTAAGGTTGTGCAGTCCATCGCCGAGTTGCCTGACTACATGCAGGAACAGATCAAGCGTGACAACGTCAACCCACAAGGTGCTTACGACCCCCGGTCTAACCAAGTATTCCTGATCTCTGACAACCTGCGCAGCGCCGACGATGTATTTATGACAGTTGCTCACGAGGCTCTGGGGCACTTCGGTCTGCGGTCTATTCTTGGCGATAGCTACACCCGTGTAATGAACGAGATTTACAACGGGCACAAAGATGTTAAGGCCAAGGCCGACGCTAAACAAAAAGCCAATTCAAAGATGACCCGCGAGATTGCGGTCGAAGAAGTTCTTGCTGAAATGGCTGAGACTGCACCGAAACCGACGCCAGCTTTGCGCAGACTATTTGACGCTATTCGTAGGTTTGCCCGTCGGATTGGCATGAAGCTGACCGGGGTGACTGATGGCGAACTGCAGCAACTCGTCGCAAACGCTAGTCGGTATGTCCGTCGTGGCAAGCTAAAGTACGATCCGTTCACCAAGGGTGTTGTCCAAGAGGGCGGCCCCAAAGCAGTTATCGGTGACAAAGCTGTTTACGATGTGGTCAAGCGGGATGCTCGGTTGTCGGATAAAAGAATTAAAGACCTATACAGCACTTGGGCCTATGTTGGAGAAGATGCTGACACCAAGGCTTACCTCGGGTTTGTACGGCCCCAAGAATTTCTAGAAGCCACAACCACACCTAGAGAACTCGCCTACATGCGGGAGCGAGAGTTTACTCCGCTGGATAGAGAAAAAATTGCCGGGGAAATACAGCCAATATTTCTGCAGATTGGGCAAGAGTCGAAAGAATACGGTGCCCCGCTCGACGCTAGAGGTACGATTATTGGGCACGAAGGCCGTCATCGCATGATGGCTCTACAAAAAGCTGGTGTCGAGGAAGTGCCTGTTGTGTTTATTAACGGGTACAGCGGGCAAAGAGTAAGAGATGCTAAACCCATCAAGCGTGCTGATTTTGACGGGCAGTCTTGGGGGGATGTCGGACAGGGCCAAGGCTTTACCGCATACGACCTTATTCCTATTTCCTACGAATACCGCAACCAGATCAAAGAAACCTTTGGTGGCGAAGCCGACGTTGTATTTTCTGCGGCACCCCCTGCTGTTGCCGCACTTGATTCCGTTTACTCTCAGGGCTTTAAGTCTGAGGCTGGCCCGAACCGGGTTAACCCTGCACAGAACCCCAACACCGAAAAGATGTCTCAGGGTCGGCCTGAGTGGAACAACGTCAAGGGTAAATTTAATCTGAAGGCCATCACTGGCATGGCTCCCACCGCTCGTCAAGTTCTGTACAAGACTCTGACCCTGCGGATGTTGAAAGATATTGCTGGCAAGCGCCTCCCCCAGTTGGGCCGTGCTATCGACGTGACCGAGAAGATGGTTGCTATGCGTACGGCTATCCAGCGAGATGGCGCTGACATCCTAGACAAGGTTCAGGCTCTTGCAAAAACTAAGAAGGGCCGCGACCAGATTCGCTTGATGGGTGAGATTCAGGTTCAGGCAACTATGCTTGAGACCGACCCAGACCCGCAGTCTAAATTCTACAAACCAAACGCAACGCTGGAAAAAGCTTGGAAGGCGCTCGGCCCCGAGGCCCAGGGTATATACCGAGAAATGCGTGGTTTCTACGAAGTGCAGATTGACGGCATGGTCAATGACATGATGGAGCGGGTTGACCGCAACCTAGCCGACGACCCTCTGGCTGCTGCAGAACTAAAGAAAAGCATCATCGAAGAGTTTGGCCCTAAGAACCGCAAGGGGCCCTACTTCCCCCTGCGTCGTTTTGGCAATCATTGGTTCCAAGTTGGCAAGGGCGATAACAAAGAGTTTTATATGTTTGAGTCGGCCAATGACCGGGACTACTGGATGGCCGAGCGGGTTAAAGAACTGCAGGCTGGAGGCAACCAAGATGCAATAGACGAGATGTCTTCCGGCGACCAACTGCGTGGCGACTCGATGTCTTCCAGCCCAGCATTGAAGCCCATCATGGACAAGATTGAAGCCATGGTTGACGCTTCGGCTCTAGAGTTGGCTGATCCGAACAAGAGCGCCCAAGCAGTTGCAGAAATAAAAGACAGCCTCAAACAGCTACAGTACACCCTCCTGCCGGGTACCAACCTGCGCAAAATGTTCATCCATCGTAAAGGTGTTCAGGGTGCAAGCACCGATGCTGTTCGGGCTTTTAGTACGTCGGTTGTGAACTTAGCGTATCAAAGAGCTAGAACTAAGTACTCAGAGCTGTTCTACCAGAACGTAGATAACGGCTTTGCCATGCTGCAGAACGAGCCTAATACGCAAGAGACTCGTGTTCTTCGGGACATGATGATCGAACTTGACAGCCGTACTGACCATATTCTTGGTATTGAACCGACGACGCCAGCCGAAAAGATTTCCAACGGCCTGACTCAGTTCTCGTTCCTGTACCTGCTGACTGCACCTGCTTCGGCTCTGGTCAACGTGTTTGGTATGACGGCAGTCGGTTTGCCCTACGCTGGCGCTGCTTACGGATATCCGCAGGTTGCTGCTAAGTCTTTGGGTTATCTGCAGAAATACATCGCTACGGCACCTAAGTTCCGTGACGGCAACACCGTATTCCCAACGCTGGACAAAGCTACTAGCCTTACAGATGTACAACGTCGGGCTTATGATCGGTTCCTGCACGACAACGCAATCGACGTTTCGCTTACCCAAGACATCATGGGGTTGAGCCAAGCACCGTTCGAGAAATATTCTTTCGCACGGAATAAAGTTGTGCGTGGTTTGTCTGCCTTGTTCCACCACTCCGAGCGCCTTAACCGAGAAGTATTGAATATGACGGTCTTTGACCTAGCCTACGATAAGAAGACCAAGGCTGGCATGGACCCCGAACTTGCGTTTGAAGAAGCTGTTCAAGAAGCAAAAGATATCTCGATGATGTCTCTGGGTGACTTTACCCGCACTAGTAAGCCACCTATTCTGACTGGGCCAGTGACTCGTATTGTGTTCCAGTTTAAGCAGTACTCACTGCTGATGACCTATAACCTGCTGCGTAACACCATGGTCGGTTTTAACCCGTTCGCTAAGAACCTGACCGCAGAGCAGAAAGCAGAAGCTAAAGAAGCCCGCCGTCGGATGTACGGCGTTGTTGGTGTAACTGCTTTGTACGCTGGCCTTAAGGGCATGCCGATCTTTACCGCAACGTCGTTTATGGCTGAGACCTTGAACAGTATATTTGGCGACGACGAAGACGATTGGGACTTCGAATACTGGCTCCAGGGATACCTACAAGACACAGTCGGTGGCACGGCTGCTGCCTCTATCATGCGTGGTGTTATTGCACAAGGCACCAATGCCTCTCTGTCTGAGCGTATGGGTCTTGACTTGGTCGACCTTTGGTTCCGTGATTCTGGTTTCCAACGCTCCGCCGAAGACTCTGCTAAGGAATTTGCACTGGCTAACCTTGGTCCCACCTTCAGCATCATGATGAACTTTGCAAAAGCCAAGGACTTGCACGACAACTACAACGGCGAACGTGCCCTTGAAACTATGCTGCCAACAGTTATGCGCAACTTAGCTACGGTCAGACGGTACCTTAAAGATGGCGAGGCACAAACCACCCGTGGCATTACGATTGACGACGACATTTCCTACAGTGACCTGTTTGTAAAAGCTTTGGGCTTTACCCCCGAAGACATCATGCAGAAGCAGAAAGCTACGATTGCACGTAAGGGCGCCCAGGATAAGATCAATCTGCGACGTGAGCGTTTACTAGCCGGTATGTACATGGCTTTGCATACTGACGATGAAGATGTCAACGAAGCTGTGCTGGAAAAGATCATGGAATTCAACGACAAATACCCTGAAGTTGCTATTACTTCAGACACAATTCAGCAATCTCTGAGTCGTAAACTTAAGGACAAAGCCAAGCAAGAAACCCTTGGTGGTGTGGAACCAAAACTTGCCGGCCGACTCGAAGAAAGGTTTAGATCACTCTCGGAGTAGATATGCAAACTAACCAGCCAAAAGAAGAGAAGAAAACAGCTACACGTCCGCCCTTGCTTCTTGTTGAGTGGTACGACGCGCACCATGAATTCGGCTGGATGGAAGGCAACGAAAGTTTGGAACCTGTTGAAATTCCGCTTGTCTACTCAGTCGGTTGGCTGCTTACACAAAACGAACAGGGGATGCGCATATGCCAGTCTTGGACGGACGACAACCACGCCCAAACACTGACGATTCCAGCACGGATGATCGAAAGGGTTCTACAGCTAGACCCAGAAAACGTAACCTTGAAGGATATTACGAAAAGTACGGCAAAGCGCACTACGAGAAAAACAAAGCAGCCTACGTAGCCCGTGCTGCCGAAGCCCGTAAGAAGGGCCGTGAACAATGGCAGCTATATAAAAGTACTCTGAGTTGCGTCCACTGCGGGGAGAATCACCCTGCTACGTTCGACTTCCATCACGTCGTTCGCCACCCCGACAACATTAAAATTCATCGGCTGTTGGGGTCGGGTATGTTTAAGAAAGCCCTGAAAGAAGCACAAGAGAAGTGCATTGTGCTGTGCGCTAACTGCCACCGCAAACTCCATTGGGAAGAAGACCAGCAAAAAAATGCCCCGTCCGAAGACGGGGCCTAAACTAACCAAAAGGAGAATGTGACCATGAACCTGCCACGGCTTGAATATACTACTTTACACGCCAGACACGCAAGCCTTTAACATTCTCTTCTATAGTAACCTTAGTTTTTATAGCAAAACCGAGCCGTTTTGCCGTTCGTTTTACCTCTCTCCGGGCTTCTTCTGGGTCGAGGCAGGGGATAAAGAACGAATACCCCACCCCAAATTTCTCCCAGTTGATGTTAAAACTAATCCCGTGGACCCTCATCCTGGCCTTGTTTTAGTGCCTCAACGTACTCGGCTGGGTCGATAAAGTCCGGAACTGAGCAGTCAAACACATAGGCGTCCACTGCTGGCGACGGGATTTTGGTGCCCTTGGCCATGCGCTTCTTGACCGTGCCGACGTAGATTCCCTCGTCCATCAGGGAGTTCAGAAGATCTTTTAGCGTGATCTGGTTCTCGGAGCAGTACGCCCGGAATTGCTTCACTGCAATAAATAGCTTCTTGGTGTCTGGCTCCATGCGGATGTTCAGCTTGCCGTTCTTAGGTTCAAGGATTGGCAGGGCTTCAACGTTAGTCCGCTTGTCCAATTCGCCGTTGACGATAGCAAAGCTGTTGATGTTTTCGTTGATGTACTCACCAATAGCCGAGGTCTTGTTGGTTGACGGCGGCTTAATCTCCATGCGCATGTTCTTCAGCATTTCGATCGTCCAGCGTAGAATCCGACCGATGTCAATGTCGTGCAAGCCCAACTTACCAGCAATGTAAGCTCCGCCAATGTTACAGGCAGCAACTGCCGACCAGAACCGCTCACGGCTAGTCATCTTGACTTGGGTGTCAATAGTGACCTGAACCTTACGAACGATGTCGATGGCTTCTTCCAGATTGCCGACCAGCCACTTAGCGTAGATAGCGCCAGCATGGCCGTAGTTGTCGTACAGTTTTGGGAAGATTTCGTCGGCTTCTACCTTGCTTATGTCTCCGACCACCGGCAGTTGGTACTCAATAAGCCGCATCAATTCGCCGTCGGGCGTAGCTTTCAAAGACCGAAGCTTGTCAGTAAGCGAAGCGTTAGAAGAACACAAGGCGATTAGCGCCCATCTAGCCATGTTGACCCGCTCTTCGTTGGTCTGACTACGCATGCGGTTTTTGCCACGGCCCTGAGAACTCATGTAGGCAAGGTCTGACACAGCCTCTGCAGCCATGTTTGTAACCTCGTCGATGCCTGCCGGTAGATTTCCAAGGACACCGAACCTGTGCATCATCACGTTCATTGTGTCTTTGTACATCAGCATAATTTCTTCTGGGTGCCCCCATACGCTGTGCATAGCTTTGATGACCGTAGTCTTACCCGTGCCTGACTGGTTGTTAATCAGGTTAATAAGGGCGCCGTTAAGGTTAAGGTGCTTGATTAAAGGCGATCCAAAAGCCGTAAAGAATCCGAAGGCATGCGGCTCGTAGCCCGGTCGGTTGTAGTTGTTTATTACTTCTTTCCAGGTTTCCAGAGAACCGACAGGCTCCATGAAGGCCGAAATTGCAGATGTCATGTGCGAGGGTGGGCTGTACCGGACTCCGTCTGTCGATATTTCCCTATCACCGACGATGAACTTTTTGTCGTTGTCGGCCCAGCCAAACTGCGTACGCATAATTTCTATCTCCGTCTTGTAGGTCAACTCCTTGATAAAGGTGATGATGTAGTTAGCAATTTTTTCCATCTGTTTCTTGTGCCCGATGACGCCATGGAAAGCCAGAATCTCTTTGCATTTCTCAAGCGCAAGCACGTCGGTGTTGGGGACTGCAAATTCTTTAACGCCGTCTCTTGGTAGGTGCAGCCGAATCAAAACTACCGCCCCTCTGTTGGGGTCTTTCATTCGTTTCAGAACATACAGGTCATGCTCGTAAACCAGTTCAGGGTCGTCGCCATCGTTGACCAGATACACGCCACCGTTCTTGCCCCGTAGATATGGGTTCGGATATGGCGGGATCTGATACACCACGGGTTCTTCCTCAGGCGCAGCCTTGATCTCGACCACGTTGTCTTCTTCGTCAGCCATCAGAAACTCACGACCGAGCACGATGGGCGACTTCACTTTGCCCCTGTTATGGCACCCGTCACAGACGCCTGGGTTCAGCCCGTTAAACTTATCGCAGGTGTAGGGGCCACGGATCTCGTTGGCTTTTTGTTCTGTTACTGCTGGGTTGTAGTCGGGGTGGTGCTCCGACATGCGGTGAATAGCCTTGGCTTTGTCCGCACAAAATGCAGCAATCGACAGGCCCGCACGCCACAGGGGTTCTTCAATCTCGGTCTGGTTCTCGACGATGTGCTTAAGCTGGGGGCAGCCGACATCGTTCATAGTCTTGAGCATGATGGTTCTAAACCGATGCTCTTGGTTGCCCATCAGGGCCAGCGTCAATTCGTTAAGTGGTGCCTTGTCATCAGGCCCAGGACCGAGGCTCTTAATCGGCCCAAGCTTAGAAGTAAAATTGAAGTAATTAACCGGCTCGGCCTCGAACAAAACTTCTACCGGGGTCGGTGGTGTTGACTTGTGGTTGAAGGTGCCGGGTACCCGGAGGATCCTAGCCTCATCCGCCGTTACTGCAGGGTCGGCCACCAGCGCGTGCTTATGGCATAGCGCCTTTAGGGTTTCAGCTACTGGCTTCCACTGGTCACGGTCAACCTCAGTTTCAAGAATCCAATAAGCGTGAACGCCACGTCCAGAGTTAACTGTCGTTGGTGCTGGTAGTCCAGTTTCTTCGCAAAACTCTTCAAGTGCTTCAAGACCTTCTTCGCGTGTTTCATAGTGCTTTCCTTCTCCACAGTCAATATCAAGCCAGAATGCTTTGAAGTATTTAGCGTTGTCTTTGGTACGCGAACCTTTTTTCTCGTACTTAGCGCAGGCGAAGTAGGCGTCGTATTGGTTTTCTACAAGATGGTCAATCTCCTTTTCGGCTTCTTCTAGTGTCTCTACGAACACCTGTTTTGGCAGGTGGTCTTTTCTTAGGCCGACGATGCAGTACCAACCTTTGTCGGACAGCACCTTCGATAGTAGTTTTGTTTCAGCCATTCACCGCCTCATGCGTCGCCAAGTTTCTGTATAACTTCTTTTATCTTTTCTTCCATTTGTTTTCGGGGTCGGCCTTGCCCGCAAAACCAGTTGTATATGGTCATGCGAGATACATCGAAAAACTGGGCCACCTCGACAACAGGAATTTCCTTCTTAATACAGAGTCGACCAAGCAGAACCCCGATGTTGCTGGAGTCTGCTTGTTCATTGGCACGTACGATACGGAGGCTGTAGCCTCGATCGTCCATTACTCGTCGTCCGTTACCCAGTTGTTCATGATCGAACCGAGGTCTTGCTTAGCGGTCGGTTCGGCTTTCTTCGATGCACGCTTCTTTGGCTCTTCTGTTGCCTCAGGTTTAGCGGTCTCGAACGGCTCGTCTTTGTCAGCGTCGGCATCAGGCTTTGGGAAATACAGGCTCGATGCTTGCTTGGCTTCAGGCGAGTTGCCCTTGGCGGTAGCACGCTGCCAATCTTCTTGGCTCAGGAACTTAACGGGTTTGAAGGTCAGCTTGGGCGTATCGCTGTCGCTGTCCAGACGCATCTCGGTAACGAGGGTGTTGATGTTCTTACCCTGGGCGCCGACATACTTAGCGTACTGCTGGAACGGCATCTTGTTCAGGTCGGTGCTGTTACCAAAGATCGAGGTAGCAGGCAGTTCGATACCGTAAACGTCACCACCGACGTCGCCTTCCAACACCACAGCCAGACGCTGCTTGAAGCGGCAAGCACGACCACCGCCAGCACCGGAGCCCTTGATGTTTTGGGGGCAGTCGGCACAGTTCTTGGACTGGGGGTTAGCCGAGTTCTCGTGGGGCTTCTCGCCATCAGCAGACCAGCAGTCGGGAGGTGCAGACTTCTTGGGGTCATAAGCACCGGCGTAGTAAGTACGACCGACTTTGGGTGCGCCGTTAACGATAACCACGTTCATGCCACGGCTTTCGTTCTTGGCAATTTCTTCGCCGTTCACGATCAGACGGAATACACCACCACGCATCGAGATGCGCTTACTGCCACCACCGCCGCCACCCGCAAGGGCTTTGGTCATTTCGTCAAGCTGAACATCCTTCAGATAGTCTGGAAGGCCCTGCTGAAATAGAGTTAGTTCACTCATTTGAATCTCCTTAAGGTTATTTACTGCGACGAACTACAACTTGGTACTCGCTGTCCACATTGATACCCTTGGGCATCAAGGCGGGGTTTTCCTCCAAGAACTGCTTCATGTTGGACTGATGAATACGTTTTTCTAGCAAATCGAACGCATCGCTTTCCGCAATGAAGTCGTACAGGGATTCCCAGTCGTTAGTCCAGTACCTAGACTTGACCGTCCTATACACCGTTCCATGGGGGGTTTTGATACTGTCGGCACCTTGGTCGCCTAGAAGATCAAGCAACTTTTGGTTGACGGTATTCATCTGAGCCTCTATGTCTTTGATCTTGTCGTCCGCTTCGCGTTTAATCTCGTCGCGGGCGTCGCGCATCTTAATGAAAATAGAGACCAGCTTATCGACAGACATTTCTTCGGACATACATTCTTCCTTTGGTTTGCAGGCACGGGGGCCAGAATCTACATACTACCTGTACAACTTGAGACTGTCAAGAGCCTATTTCGTTCCGGTATAAATCCACAAGCTTCGTGTGGTCATCCAGTTTGTTCTCAAGCATCTTGTACAGCTTCTCCTCCACCGAGCTGCCTTGAACATGCACAACAGTCACCGGATTAACCTGCCCTTTACGATGCACACGGGCGTTGGCTTGGAGGTACGTCTCTACGGACGTTACGGGGGAATACCAAATAACTACGTTTGCTGCTGTCAGCGTTACGCCATGTGCTGCGGCTTGGGGCTGAATTACTAGGACCATGGGGTCTTTGTCTTCTTGGAACCGCTTGAAGATTTCTGTGCGTCGGGTTACTGGCACCGAGCCGTTGATGATCTCGCAGGTGATCTTGTGGTCTTTCAAATACTGGGTTACTAGTTCAATGGTGTGCGTGAACGGCACAAAGATCAGAACCTTATGGCTGGACTCGTCAACAACTTCTTTAATAACAGCCAGTCGGTTTGACACGTCGAACTCCACAACTTCTTGATCGTCGGTGTAGACGGCCCCGCCTGAAAGCTGCAAAAGCTTGTTGATGTTGACGGCTGCGTTGACTGAACTGATCTGCTCCCCACCGGCAGTAATTGCCATGTTCTTCTTTAGGGCTTCGTAATACTGCTTTTGCTGGGGGGTAAGTGGCGCTTCTCGGTAAACGTGTGTGACTTCAGGTAGATCCAGACACTCTTCTTTAGTAAATCGAATCGCTGGCTGAAGCATGTCATAGACGGTTTCCTGGGCGCTGTCTTTTGGTAGCCACTTGAACCGACTAATGTTGTACATGACCATATCTCGGTAGCGGCCATAAGTACGGGGGGCGTTGTCGGGCACACACAGTTTTGCAATACCGTATGCGTCTAGTGGGGACTGGGCTGCAGGTGTACCCGTCATCATCCAGAGCCAGCGGTTCGAGTCCATCAGCCGCTTCATGCACTTCCAACGTAGGGTGTTGGCGTTCTTGTAGGCGTTGGCTTCGTCAATGATAATCAGGTCGAAGTCGTTTTCTTTAATATCCTGTTCAACGATCTCGACGCCATCAAAGTTGATAATGACGTACTCGGCGTCGCCAGCAATAATTTCTTTGCGTTTCTGTCGGTTGCCGTAAGCCACAGCCACATGCCGATGAACTGCAAACTTAAACAAGTCTGCCTGCCAAGCCGACTGCATGATCGACAACGGGCATATAATTAGTACACGGCGGATGATTCCTTGGCGCAGAAGATAGTCCGAGGCCCAGATAGCGGAAGCAGTCTTACCGGTACCCTGCTCGTTGAAACAAAAGCTCCGGGGGTGTAGGGTAAGGAATTCTGCGGTTGTTCGCTGGTGGGCCATAGGGCTGAATAGCCCCGGCCAGTCGTAATGAGCGGATATGGGCGACGGTACATTCTTAAGTCTTAGTTGTTTAAGAAGCTGGGCGTTCTTCAAAGACCAGTCAACCAGCACCTCGGCTACGGCACCGTCTTGCTTTACAACCTTACTGTCTTTGATGCTGTTAGTAATCTTCTCGGGGAATTTAGTCCGGACGAGAAGAAACTTGTCATCAAGAGTTTGCATTCTTCGGCTTGTTCCGTTTGACGGTGTGGTCGGAGTTGCGGCTAAAGGATCGGTTAGCGCTGGGGGATTTGAGTTTAAGGTTTGATCTGGCGTTACTGCCGCCTTTAGAAAGGGGGACGACATGGTCGATGTCTTTTCCTTTGCGGTCCACCCCAGCTTTGTCCATAGCATAGCGGGCTCTTTCTCTAGCATTCCGTTTTGGTTGTTCGCCCCGAGCCTTCTGTTGTTGGTATTCTTTCTTGTAAGGTCTCGGCTTGTTTTTGTAAGGCATAGTAGGTCTCCCTGAACGTTTCAGATCGTGGGTTCGCCATAGGCATTTTTACCCAATGAGACACTATACTATTTTTGTTCGGGTTCATCTACTGGTTTTGGCGCTTGAAGTATCCGGACGTTCAGCTCTTCCATAAAGCTGTTCTCTTGCTCCAGCGTTTTGATTCGCCGCTCCAACTGCTTGATGTAGTCGTTCAGGGTCTTGACTTCTTCCTGTAAATCTTCCCGTCGTTGCATTGCGCGCCTCCCGGTAGTAGGTTGGGGTTGTGTTTAACATCTCGACCAGCCCTTGCGAAGCCATCCGCTTGAGCAAAGACTGCACGTAAATCTTACTGAGCATCAGGCGATCGGCTATCTGTTCTGCCGTCACCGCCCGTTTTCTGCCCCTTAGCACCTTCAGTATCCGTATCCTTGCTAGCATTTTTCTTTCCAAAGATTGCGTCAAAGTTGTCGCTGAATCTGTCCCAGTTTGGAATCGGTCTCGGTGCCGACCCTTTGCCACCATCACTCATTTGATTGCTCCTGTATCAGTCGGTTCAAATACCAAACGGCTTTTTTAACGTCCTCGGTTTTGTTCTTATGTTTCCAGCGCCACATGTACTTGATGGCGTTGCCGGTGCAGTAGGCTTCGAACCCAGTAAGCCCCTCGGTTGCCGCCTTGATTGCTTCGATACACTCGATACCGCCTTGAGTGTAGTGCGGGGGGTGGTTAACCATGTCTTTATCAATCATCTAGTAGCCCCTCAAAGATGCGGTGGAATTCGTACTGGATGTTGGTCAGGCGCATGCCCGTCTCTTCGCTGTACTCTTCGTGCTTGATTACGTTGCGCAGGTAGGTACGGAAATCCTCGGCAGCCATGGCGTACTCTGGTCCACGATAGGCTTGCTCTGCCAAATGTTTTTCGTCGTCGTTAAATTCAAGAATTATTTTCATGATCCGATCCTTTGATCTGGTGGTATTGTTGATTGGTAGTCATCCCATGCTTCTTCTAACAGCGATGCGGCTTTATTCAGCAGCACGACAAGCGATTCGTACTTCCTGTCGTCTTCAACCCCCTCGGCAAAACCCCGCAGTCGATGCGCCATGGTGTAGTACTGTAGTTTCTTTGGGTCAATCATGTGTTCTTCTCCTTTAGTTTGGCTTCGATGGCATGTGCAATGCTTCGATACAGAGTTTTGTTGCTTTCATGATATGTAGCAATGGCAGGGAATACCGCTTCGAGATCCTCGTCCGTCAGCCCAACAAAAACCAGCCTCTTGGATTCACGAAGTTCTTTGTACGCCAACGCAACTCCTCTTAACTTACCAGCATCCACTGTGACAAATCCGTAAGCACCGTTTAATGCTTCGGCAAATTGAGTTTCCCAATCATATTCGTCTGGCCAGCATGTTCCATAATCAATTTTAAGTTTTTTGCTCATGTGTTCTTCTCCCTCAATGCTTGCTCGATTGCTTCGTATAACTCATAAGACATCCCGAACGGAAACACCCCCAATTTAATAAGTTCCATCTTTGTCAGCCCAACCCACTGGCGCTGTGCTGCGGGTGGGGTGGTGTAAAGCGGACGCACGTTGAAGCCCTTTCCCCGCTCGATGTCGTCGTAATCTTGAGTCGTCCAGTTGCGGATGACTTCATCGCGATTGTCGGGGTTCAAAAAGTCATACAGCCACGCCACAGGCTCTTGTTTCTCTGCCTCTGCGATGGCTTGGCGTAGTGCGGCGATGGCTTCATCTTGGTCTTGCTGAACCAATGCGCCAATGATCTGCGATCTGCCACGCTCCAAAGCATCCAATGCTTGCTTCATTGCTGAGATGCTCATGTCTCACCCCTTGCTCTGATTCTTTTGGCAATGACCTGTCCGTAATTGCTCATCTTCTGCTCTGGGTCAAACGCATCAGCCACCTTCGCACACGCCTCACGCTCTGCTTCAACGGCTCTATTTACAAGTTCAGTCAAGTGCTCGGCTGAAATCGTCCAGCAAGTCTTTGATAGATTGTCTCTGATAACCCCACGCAGTAATTCTTCAACATCTCCTGTCTTCATGTCATACCTCTTACTATTGAGATTGTCTGGTTAACATCAATACTTAGCGGTGTGGGGTGTATGCAGTCTGGCGAAAACGTTGAAGAAAACTCCAGACACAGCGGTGGCACACACCCCACGAAACTTAAAACTTCACACCACAAATAGTAAAGCCGGTGTTGTAGCCCTTCTGGCCGGTGTATTCAAACTTCTTGCCGGTCCACTGATAGGTCGCACCGACGTAACTTTTTTCGCTGAAGTCTTGAATCTTTTTTAAATAGCCGTCGGCCCGCAGTTGTCTAATGCACTTGTAGGCTACGTTCTCGCTGCCCATAATCTCGACCATGATTTCCTTGGCCTTGCGTGGCGTCTTACAAAAATAAATAATCTTTTCTAGTCGTACTTCGTCTTTCATGCGATCACCTTTACCTCTGATTGAGTTTCAATCCAAACATGCGCGCCACACGATAGGGGTTTGTCAGGAGAATAAACAACCTTGCACGGCCCCGTAATCTCAACTTCCCGGGCATAGTCGTTTGTCTTGTAGGTCTTGACTGTGAGAACAGGATCAATCTTGCCCGTCTTCCGGTTTGCTTTGATAACGTGTTGGTTGACATGGACGATTGTTTTCATTTCACCGATAACCAAAGACCAACGTTAGAGAACGCATATCCTGAGTACACCACCGCCATAGCCGTATTGCCTTTGAATCCTTGCTCGACGGCGATGTACGCATAGATAGCACCGGTCAGTATGACAAGCCAGCCGCTCACTTGTATTCAACCGCTTTCTTGTCTTTATAACTAAACCGAACTTCAAGGCAGTCGGTTTGGACAGCGCCAACGTCTTTTTGTTTCGCTGCATGGGCTTCGACGGCCCCCACCTGCTTCAGACATTGCTCTTTTGTTTCGGTAACAACACCACCCCAGAAGAAGCACGTGCCCGAGACTAAACAAGTAACTGCGACTGGCATAAACATATTAAGTTCCGATCTTGAAGTTGTTAACTGTGAACCGGCCATACGTCGGACGGAAGTCGCCGACACCAACCAACCTGCCAGCCGTATCCAGCACTTCACGGAACAGCGTCGGGTCGATGTACTCAGGGGTCAGAACTTGGAAGGTAAACTCCGCCTTCCAGCCCTTCTTCATAGCAGGGCGAGTCCGATTAACGCCAGCCCGCTGCACAGTGACCCGGCGAGTATCAAGATAATCCCAGTCCTTTTTTCCAAGAGATGCAACGTCCGTAAGCGAAACCACGCCAGCTTTGAACAGGTCCATGGCTGACTTGCGGGGGCTTCTTGGGTCTTGTTTGAACTTGGCGGCATGGATGATTGCTTGTCTGACGTACTCTCCAGGAATACACAAATGACCCGCTTCATCACGCCATACATAGCTTTCAATGTCATCTTCTTTCTTAGCCTTCGAGTTCTTGGCCGCCTTGGACTTGGCTTCAACTGCTTCGCAGTTCCAACGATGGAACAGCATGTCCGACGCGCCGTCTAGGGTTACATGAACCGCATAGGGGATGCTTGCTTCGATTGTTTCTTTACCGCCGTTTGTTGCACCTGATATAACTTTTAGTTCTGCTTTTGCCATTTTTAATTCTCCTTTAAGTTTTGGGGAAAAACCCCACCACACCGTAGCGAACCAGACCTAGCCAAACCGAGCCACACCGAACCGCACCTTACCGAGTCATACCTTGGCTTGCCATGCCATTCCTCACCTGACCATTCATTACCACACCTTGGCTTGGCTTACCGCTCCGCACCATATTTAACAAATAGATCCGTTAGTTCCACTCTGACCTTGCGTATTTGGGGGTCGTAATCAAGTTCTTCCGCCCACTCCCATTGCATCATTAGGTCAGCAAACTCTCTAGCCTTCTTGACGATCTGCTTCTCAAGCACCCATCGTTGGGTACTCTGCTCCGCGCAGTCGATGCCTCGGGTTATTGCTTCTGTGAAAAACGCTGAGAACAACTTACCCATTTGGTCTTTGTCCCCATGCACCTCGAACGTAGCACTACCGTCGTCGTGCTCTTCA